ATTGATGTAAAATTGCTACGTATTACAACTGGTGAAGAAGTGGTTGCCGAACTTCTTTCTGAAACAGAAGATACAATTACTATTCAGAATGCTCTTGTAGTTCTTCCTACAAATAATGGTGTAGGATTTGCTCCTTGGGCAACAGTTATTAATCAAGATAAACCAGAAATAGTTTTATCTAAAACTCATATTATATACAAAGTAGAAGTTCAAGAGGATCTTTGTAAAAAATATAATGAGATGTTTGGAAGTAAATTGATTACTCCAAATGAGAAAAAGATAATTCTTTGATAGTTCGTGAAATGGTTGAATTGAAAGATTGGTTAAATTCAATTAACCAAACAAAAAAAAATCTTCTTGATGAAGACCGTACTCTTGAAAAGGAGTATCCCCCGTATATTGTTAATAAGTGCCTCAGTGGCAGCATTGATTGTATTATGTTTGTTAATGAATTAAATATCAATAACAGACTAGATAAGAAACTTCAATATGATTTTCTTATAAATACTGTGAGAACCAAGAAGAGATTTTCTCCTTGGATAAAAAAGGAAAAAATTAAAGACCTTGAATACGTCAAATCTTACTATGGATATAGTACTGAAAAGGCAGAGCAAGCGTTGAGGATTCTTTCTGAAGAACAAATTAATTTCATTAAACAAAAACTTGATGTTGGAGGAACAAAATGAGCGTCGTTCAAGAACCTGAAGTGAAGTGGTCACCAGACCAAATGGTGGAAGTTATTCTTAATGAACCAGATGATTTTTTGAAGGTTCGTGAGACTCTTACCAGAATTGGTGTAGCATCACGCAAAGAAAAAAAGATTTATCAATCTTGCCATATTCTGCATAAACAAGGTAAGTACTACCTTGTTCATTTTAAGGAATTGTTTGCTTTGGATGGAAAACCAGCAAACCTTACCGTAAATGATGTTCAACGTCGTAATAGAATTACTCAATTACTTGCTGATTGGGGATTGATTACTGTTGTTGATGTTAATAAGATTCAAGATATTGCACCTCTTAATCAAATTAAAGTTCTATCTTATAAGGATAAGGGTGATTGGATCTTGGAAACCAAATATAATATTGGTGCTAAGAAAAAAAGAGTTGAAGGGGAAACCGAATAATTTTGTAGGGGGGTCAACACCCCCTTTTTTAGTGTCTTATGATATATAATATTAAGGATGCCTTCGGGGTCCACAAAACACAAACTCGCTTTTAAAGGAGCTACCATAATGACTAATCTGATGAAATATCAGGCTGCGGATCTTCCTGCTTTGCTGGAGAGAATTAATCGCAACACAATTGGAATGGATGAATACTTTGATCGTATTTTTAAGATTCACGAAACAACTTCTAACTATCCCCCTTACAACCTAGTTCAAGTAAGCAACGTAGAATCACGTCTTGAACTTGCACTTGCTGGATTTAAGAAGAAGGAGGTTTATGTCTATACACAAGATGGGAAACTATTTGTCGAAGGACAAAAAGAGGATAAAGAATCTGAAACCAACTACGTCCATAAGGGATTGGCTCAACGATCTTTCAAGAGAGCCTGGACACTGGCAGACGATACAGAAGTCGCAGATGTATCCTTTGAAGACGGACTCCTCTCTGTCCACTTAAAGAAGATTGTTCCCGACCACCACAAACGAAAAGATTATCTATAAATATAATTGAATATCGTCGGCGCAGGGGAACGACTGGCAAAATCCAGTTGACTTCCCCCTTTTTTATTGGTAGACTAGAATTAACCTATGTTGTTGATATGGCAGTAAAATTAGCAGTATTAAAATCAGGAGAAGATGTTGTTGCAGACATCAAAGAACTTGTAGATGAAGACGGAAATGTAATTTCCCTCATTTTCTCTAATCCAGTAGTTGTTAAATTAATATCAAATACTGTTTTGATGGAAGATGAAAATGAAAGAGAATATAAAGTTTCTTTCATTCCTTGGATGCCTTTGTCTAAAGATAAAAATATTCCAGTAAAAAAAGATTGGATTGTAACAATTGTTGAACCGATTGATATGGTAAAAGAATCTTATGAGGAGAAAATGAATGGACTCGGAGAAGATGATGATGTTAGTTCTCTTAACGAACAATACATTCCTGATATGTGAAGTAGAAGAAGTTGTTGCAGATTTGGGACAGCCTGATTGTAAGTTAATAAATCCGTATATCATCAATGGTGATGATATGCAACCTTGGATGACAGATTATACAAAAACTAAAGAACTAATGATTAGTTCTGATAAAATTTTAACTATGGTTGAACCTAAAAAAACTATTCTTGACAAATATCTAGAACTTACACAATGAGATTTTACACCAACGTCTATGAAAAATTTAATAAAATGTTGGTCCGTGGTTATGACAATGGTGAATACTTTCAAATAGAAGAGGATTATCAACCCACTCTATTTGTTCCTTCAAAGAAAAAAACAAAATATAGAACGTTGGATGGATATCCAGTCGAACCTATTCAACCTGGAAAGATTTCTGACTGTAAGGAATTTCTGGACAAATATTCTAAGGTTGAAGGATTTACTGTCTATGGTAATGACAACTACAAAGCACAGTATATCTCGGACAAATATCCAGAAGAAGAAATCAAATTTGATATTACAAAGATTCGATTGTTTACAATTGACATTGAGGTTTCTGCTGAAGGTGGATTCCCAAATGTCTTTGATTGTGCAGAAGAAATTCTGACAATTACTCTGCAGAATTATGCAACAAAGCAGATTGTTTGCTTTGCAAATGCTCGGCAGTATGAGAACACTCGTAAGGATGTTGCCTATGTAAGATGTTCTGATGAAATCGATTTGGTTTATCGGTTCCTTGCATTTTGGCAACAGAATACTCCAGATGCCATCACTGGATGGAACTGTGAGTTGTATGATATTCCGTATATTGCTGGACGTATCGAACGTATTCTGGGTGAGAAGGAAGCACGTCGTCTTTCTCCTTGGGGAAATATTCGCAGGAAAGAACTTGTTATTCAGGGTAGGGAGCAAATCTCCTATGAGATTGCTGGTGTGTCTGTGATTGACTATCTTGATTTGTATAAGAAATTCACTTACACAAACCAAGAATCATATCGACTTGACCACATTGCATTTGTGGAACTGGGACAAAAAAAGTTGGACCACTCCGAGTTTGATACTTTCCGAGATTTCTATACTAAAGATTGGCAAAAGTTTGTTGACTATAACATCAAAGACGTTGAACTTGTTGACCAACTGGAAGACAAGATGAAACTCATTGAGTTGCTTTTGACCATGGCATATGATGCTAAGGTTAATTATAATGATGTGTTTTTTCAGGTAAGAACTTGGGATGCCATTATTTACAATTACCTTAAGAAACGCAACATTGTTATTCCCCCTAAAGATAAATCATCAAAGGATGAAAAATACGCAGGGGCATATGTCAAAGAACCAATTCCTGGGATTTATGATTGGGTTGTCAGTTTTGACCTCAACTCTCTGTATCCTCATCTTATTATGCAATATAATATCTCTCCAGAAACACTTCTAGATGAGAGGCATCCTCAAGCAACTGTGGATAGAATTCTCCAGGAGCAAATCAACTTTGAACTCTATAAGGATTATGCGGTTTGTGCCAATGGTGCAATGTATCGTAAGGACGTGAAGGGATTCCTCCCTGAGTTGATGGAGAAGATGTATGGAGACCGAGTGATCTTCAAAAAGAAGATGATTGAGGCAAAGAAAGCATATGAGAAAACTCCCACCAGAGATTTGGAAAAGGAGATTGCTCGTTGTAATAATATTCAGATGGCAAAGAAAATTTCTTTGAACTCTGCTTATGGTGCCATTGGAAACCAATATTTTAGATACTATAAATTGGCAAATGCTGAGGCAATTACTTTGTCTGGGCAAGTATCAATCCGTTGGATTGAAGGCAAAATGAATAAGTATCTAAATAAGGTGTTGAAAACTGATGATGTTGATTATGTTATTGCTTCAGATACTGATTCTATCTATCTTAATATGGGTCCTTTGGTGCAATGTGTATACAAAGGAAGAGAGGAGACTCGTGAGAAAATTGTCTCGTTCCTTGATAAGATCTGTAAAATGGAACTTGAGCCTTATATTGAAAGTTCTTACCAAGAATTGGCTGACTATGTGAATGCATACGAGCAGAAGATGCAGATGAAACGGGAAAATATTGCTGACCGTGGAATCTGGACTGCCAAGAAACGATACATTCTTAATGTTTGGGATAGTGAAGGTGTTCGATATGAACAACCAAAACTAAAGATTATGGGACTGGAAGCAGTTAAGTCTTCTACTCCTGCCCCTTGTCGTCAGATGATTAAGGATGCCCTTAAACTCATTATGACTAAGACTGAAGATGATATGATTGATTATATTGAACAGTCCCGCAAAGAGTTTACTAATCTTTCGGTGGAGCAAATCTCATTCCCAAGAACTGTTTCTGATGTAGTAAAGCATAAAGCACACGCAACAATTTATGGAAAAGGAACTCCAATTCACGTCCGTGGTGCTCTTCTATATAATCATTTTATTAAGGAAAAGAAACTGGATAAAAAGTATGCAGCAATTCAGAATGGTGAAAAAATTAAATTTTGTTATTTAAAACTTCCCAATCCAATCAGAGAGAATGTAATCTCTTATATTCAGGAGTTTCCTAAGGAATTGGGATTGGACAAATACATCGACTATGAACTACAATTCAATAAAGCATTCTTGGAACCTATGAGGGTCATCCTTGATGCAATTGGTTGGAAAGTTGAAAAAACAATTACTCTAGAATCATTTTTTTCCTAATGGATTTGCCGATTAACGACGAAGAACTGAATACAATTGTAAGTGCTATGCATCTCGGTGGAGATACTGCACTATATCAAAAACTTAAACTTGTAAAAGAACTTAGGGAGCAAGGTCTTCCATACAAAAAAATCTTACGTGAAGAATATGGGATGGTAGCATGATACCCAAAATCATACATCAAATCGGACCAAAAGATAAAAATCTTTGGCATCCTATATGGAAAATGGGACATAACTCATGGAAAAAACATTTTAAAGAACCAGAGTTTAAACACATTTTATGGGAAGATGGGGATGAAATTGACAATTTAGTAAAAACTAAATTTTCTGATTATTGGGAGTATTATCAGCAACTTCCAATGCATATGCTTAAAATTGATTTTGCTAGACTGTGTATATTATACACTTATGGTGGAATTTTTTCTGATCTTGATTTTTATTGTTATTCTAATTTTTATTCTGAATTAGTTGATGATTTATATCTTTTGGAATCTTTTGATGAAGAACATACCGAAGTGGAAAATCCATTAATTGCTAGTATTCCAAATAATGAATTTTTCTTAAATTGTTTAAAGAGATCCAAAATTAATTATGAAAAACTTGAAGAGACTAAATTTTTTACTATTGAGGATCCTTTATATGAACATGCTATATGTGGTCCATGGTTAATTGATTTAGTTTACAAAGAGTATGATGGAAATGTTAGTAAATTTCCTAGAAATACATATAATCCGTTTTTTGATGTTTATAATGAAGAAGTAAAGACGAAGCATTTTGGAACTGGTATGTGGGGAATTACTACAATTGAAGATATCCTAGAAAGATATAAAATAGATAATTGTAATACTAAAACTTTCCTAAATCATTATCAAAAATTTAGGATAGATAAATTTCCAGAATTAAAAGAATATTTAAATAAATTGGAGTGATGTATGGATTTTCTTAAAGACATTGTAAAAGAAATTGGTGGTGAGTATACGCAACTTGCTGCTGACATTGACGAAACAGAGACTTATGTTGACACGGGTTCATTCATTTTTAATGCATTGGTTTCAGGTAGTGTACTTGGTGGTGTATCTGGGAATAAGATTACTGCTATTGCTGGAGAGTCTAGTACTGGAAAAACTTTTTTCTCTCTCGCAGTGGTTAAGAACTTCCTTGATAATAATCCCGATGGTTATTGCCTCTATTTTGATACTGAAGCTGCTATAACAAAATCTCTTCTTGAAAGTAGAGGTCTTGATACTAACCGAGTAGTTGTTGTAAATGTGGTTACCATTGAAGAGTTTCGTTCCAAGGCACTTAAGGCAGTAGATTTATATCTTAAGAAAAAGGAAGGTGAACGTAAACCTTGTATGTTTGTTCTCGACTCTTTGGGGATGCTTTCAACTGAAAAAGAAATTGAAGATGCCCTCGCAGAAAAACAAGTTCGTGATATGACTAAATCTCAACTTGTCAAAGGTGCCTTTAGGATGCTAACCTTGAAGTTGGGGCAAGCAAAAATTCCAATGATTGTTACCAACCATACTTATGATGTTGTTGGTTCTTATGTTCCAACTAAAGAAATGAGTGGTGGTTCTGGTCTTAAGTATGCAGCATCTACCATCATCTATCTTTCTAAGAAAAAAGAGAAAGATGGCACAGAGGTAGTTGGTAATATTATTAAAGCAACTACTCACAAGTCTCGTTTGAGTAAGGAAAATAAAACAGTTGAGGTTCGTCTTTATTATGATGAACGTGGATTGGACAAATACTATGGTCTTCTAGACCTTGCCGAAAAGCATGGCATTTTTCCTAAGTCTGGTACACGATATCAAATGCCAGATGGGACTTCCCAATACGGCAAAACGATTATGGAAAACCCAGAAAAGTATTTTACTGGGGATGTAATGCAAGCATTGGATGAAGCAGCACAAAAAGAATTCTCATACGGAGGGTAATGGAAAAAGTCGAAACTACTATTCTTAGGAATCTTCTTTTCAATAATGACTATTGCAGAAAGGTTCTTCCTTTTATTAAAAATGAATATTTCGAGAATCTCCATGAGAAGGTAGTTTTTGAAGAGATTTGCAAGTTTATCGTTGCTTATGAAAAACTTGCAACAAAGGAAGTTCTCCTCATTGAAACTGAAAAAAGAACCGATATTACGGAAGATACATACAAAACTATTTGTGAGTATGTATCTAGGTTAGATGACAATGATGTTGATTATAAGTGGTTGGTAGATACTACTGAAAAGTGGTGTAGAGACCGTGCTATATATCTTGCACTTATGGAATCTATTAAGATTGCAGACGGTCAAGATGATAAGAAGAATCGAGATGCAATTCCAAGTATTCTATCGGATGCTCTAGCAGTTTCCTTCGACAATAACATTGGACACGATTACTTTAAGGATTCCGAAAAACGATACGACTTTTACCATCAACGTGAGGACAAGATTCCTTTCGACTTGGAGTTCTTCAACAAAATCACAAAGGGTGGACTTCCTAATAAAACTCTCAACATTGCTCTTGCAGGCACTGGTGTTGGCAAGTCTCTATTCATGTGCCATGTTGCTGCTTCTGTTTTACTTCAAGGTAAGAATGTCCTTTATATTACTTTGGAGATGGCTGAAGAGAGGATTGCGGAACGTATTGACTCAAATCTTCTGAATGTTAAAATTCAAGATATTGAATCATTGCCTAAAATGATGTTTGAATCTAAAGTTAATAGTATTAATAAAAAGACTCAAGGGCAACTTATCATCAAAGAATATCCAACTGCATCAGCACACGCAGGGCATTTTCGAGCACTACTCAATGAACTTTCTCTCAAGAAATCATTTAAACCTGATATTATCTTTATTGATTATTTGAATATCTGTGCTTCTTCACGTTATAAGGGGAATAGCAATATTAACTCTTATACATTCGTGAAAGCAATTGCTGAAGAACTTCGTGGATTAGCAGTTGAAACTAATGTTCCTATTGTTTCCGCTACTCAAACTACTCGTAGTGGTTATGGAAACTCTGATGTTGAACTTACTGACACATCCGAATCCTTTGGTCTTCCTGCTACTGCTGACCTTATGTTTGCTCTTATTTCTACTGAAGAGTTAGAGCAACTTGGTCAGATTATGGTTAAGCAATTGAAGAACCGATACAATGACCCAACAATGAATAAGAGATTTGTTCTCGGAATTGATAGGGCAAAGATGAGACTCTTTGATGTAGAGCAAAGTGCTCAAAAAGACATACTTGACTCTGGACAAGATGAGGAGTATAGTTATGATGAAGAAAAAACAAGTAAATTCTCTGGATTTAAATTTTAGTGGGAGGAGGAAATAATAGTGAAAATTGAAGAGATGGACGAAAAATTTATTAAATTTTCGGAAGTCAATAATACAAAACCAGAAATCAATGAACATGTATTGAGTACTGGGGAAAAATCTTATTCTTTAGTAATTAAAGATTTTTTAAAATATCCTGATGAATTTTCAAGTTTATTGGCATCATTTCCACACTTTAAAAATGAAAAAGAATTCACAGGAAGACCTGGCAAATCATTTTTATTTAATCCATCAAATTTCCCAAAATTAACATTTTTCATTAGAAAATCTTT